CAGGTGAGCAAACTTCTTAATTGAGCTATACGCCCCATAAGCCGACTCGCAGTTGTAATCAAAATCAAGCGCATAGCGTACAGCGATTGCTAAACTTTTGTGAGAAGTTGTCCCACGCGCAGAAAAGTAACCCTGGCTATTAACCGTGTCGAGGATACATCGCTCCCTCAAATCATCACCAGCAATGGTTCCCGTTGCCCCAGATGGTAGCCACAGACACATGCAATCAATGAACTTCATATACGAGCCGCGTTGGGTTTGAGTATAGTTCCTGATAACGTACTGATTGGTGTTGCGAAGCTGACATTGATCAAAAACAACCTCAGCAACCACATCATGTTCAACCACGAACGCTTCTTTAAAAGCAGTTGGAGCAGCAGCAGCTTCAGTAATATACTCATTAGAAAAAGAACATTTTTTAAAGTTTATAAAAGCACTACCACCAGGAAGACCACCAACAGTTTTACGCATATATAGGTACTTTTGATTAAGATCGTAGTTCTCAAACCGTAGGTTCTCAAAAGTAAACATATTGTTCCCTGGACTGAGCGATGAGCTAGTGCCTTGATTCTCAAGGTCGATATTAAGAAAGGCTCTGGTATCAGTCGCAGCGTAATCAGGATCATCAACCCCATCACGAACATTATATAACAAGATAGAGCCACCCTTAAAATACAAATCACCACCGCCATATTTCCCAATATCGAAAGTATTACCGTAAATCTTTTCCATATCGACGTTGGTAAGTCTGTTTTGTATTGATTGATTATTGTTGATAGACATCACGGTGTCGATTATGTCTCTGATCTTGCAGTTGTTAAGGGAATTTTTATCACAGTTGGCCGTTCCCTCATATTTAAATAATATGTCGAAACCACAGAATTCGCAGTCGTTGAACGTAAACCACTTTTCCCACCCGGAAGAAGCAAAGTAAAATCCACTTCTTTTGCTCGCGTCAGCTACAACATACGTTCTGTCCGGGGTACTATCTTCATATGTTTTAAAAGATATGCCACTAAACTCAACAAGGTCTGTTGTGCTCATAGCGCCAGCATAGGCAGCGTCATAGTTGCTATAAAACCATGTATGAGCACCAGTGTTTTCAAGTATAAAGATGGTTGACTCACGCCCATCTCCGACAAACTTCATGCCACGCCTATAGCGATAAGCTCCAGGCATAGCTTCAAGTTCAGTCCTGGTAAAACAGAGAGGAGAGTTACCCTTGATCCACCACTTTCCGTGAGTGAAATGAATATTTGTGTGGCCTTCAAGCGACGAAGATGCACCACCCTTTGGTGAAATAGCAAACGCCAGCGCTTTGCGGATCGCGGTGTAGTTAGCTTCGCCAGCGGTGTTGTCCCACAGCACAGCACCGAACCACTGGGGGGGGATCTCCTCAACATTGTCCCCACCTATAATATCTCCAGTCCCATCAAATATCTGGTAAAGCCCTGCTTTAAGTGATCGAACTGTAATGCTATTCGCTCCATGCGACATTACAGCCCCATGCAGAACGACCAGCGTCACATTAGAAGGAATATCCATAGCATTAGATATAGTCCATGCACCTGGAGATAATACTAGATCACGCTCGTCACTGCCAATCGCGGTGACTGCCGCGCCAATGGCGGTGTCATTAAGCGATGAGCCATACGCTCTTGCATCCACCCATAGGCCATCTGACATTATCAAATCGTTTGTAGAGTCTGCTCGCATGCTCATGATTTATACCTCTTTAGTAATAGAAAATTTTGACTACCCCTTTTTTAGAGAGCCCGGCGGCAGAAACGGTTAGTGTCAACGCGCCTTGCACTGTAACCCCGGTGTAGTTCCCGTTAAGAAGCGGCATAGTGATTTCCGTGTTTGCCGTGTCTCTGTTAGCCAGAGCCCCACCCATTATGTCGGCGCCACCGCTGTCCAATAGCGTTATGCTATAGCCCGGTGTGGGGATCGCTGTCCCGTCCGGGTCAGTCTCAACCATGACAACCATGCCATTAATGCTTTTCGACGTGGTAGTGGACGTAAATACCCCACCCGCGCTCGTTGTCCATGCCAGGGTAGCCACCTTCATCGCCCCGTGCGTTGCGTAATCCTGGGTCAACACACCCGCCCCGTAAGCCATGGACGCCATTGCCAATAACAAACAAATACTTAAAAAGATCTTTTTCATTTTTCATCCTCCGTTAAATGCACCCATGGCAATAATTCAATCCCTTTCGCGTCATCCCCCGATGGGAGTTTGCGAGAAAACTTATCTTCTAGTGCTAACTCCGCGACGGCATCAGCCTCGTCTTTCGACCTGGCGTTTAGCATTTCTTGCACATAAACATTTGTATAGGGCCTCAGCGCCTCTTTTTGGTATATATCGGCTAATTCCGGGAGTTTTAAGATAAGCGCACTTAGTTCCTCTTTGGTTGGAATTTTACCCTTAAGATTTTTCTTAATGGCGTTGTGCGCCCGGAAAGAAATTAAGCTTGCCTCTGATCTAACTTGTTCTTTCCTTTTTCTTGCTTCCTCCCTTACGCCATAGTCGGAAACCTTTATAAACCTTCCGATAATGTTGCTAAAAATTGGGTATCCAATGACTTTCTCAGTTTCGGTTTTAATACCAGGCGCGTCGTATGAGTTAAACTTGTAGATAATCCCCCCACCCGACTTGTTCAATATCCATCCCATCATTTGCTTTTGCTTTTCCCGTATGGCGTCATCGGCATCCTTTGCTTTGGCAGCACCCATTAAACGATCTCTGAATACATACGTTTGCCTGAAAGGATCATAGATGTTATTGCCCGCTCTATAGTTGTATACCCCTGATAGTAAATCCCAAACAGGTGACAAGCTCGGAACTTGCCCCCCCATGTAATCCTCAAGATTTTGTAAATACTTACTTTTCTCAGAAGAAAACATTTTCCATAAGGTGCCACCAATAACCCTTGATAATTCGTCTTGCGGTAGTCTAAGGTAAGCTATCTCTCCGCTTGGCGTTACCCCGTATGGGATGCAGGTATAGTTTGTTTTGTCGTGTTCGCTGATTCTCTTATAAGCGTCTTCCCAATCATCCCCCAACAGGCCTGAAGCAGCAGCAATCATGAACATCTTGGGGGCCATGACGATTGTCGCTACCTTGAGCAGCGTTTCGATGGGCTTGTCTTTGGCAAAATTAATGTCTTCCCGATACCCCTGAATCATAGGGTTACTAAAAATCAAAAGATTGTTGAGCAAGGGCGTTGCTGTTCCTTGTGTAAGGAAGGACGGTGAGCCGGTCCTTCTGATAATATAGGCCCGTTCCTGGGGGGAAATGTCCGGGAACTTCTCTTTAAGATAATCGTTGGCGGCAAACTTCGTTACCCTCTCCGATGCCATCCCTAAAGCATCCAGCACATGAAAGAACTTTCTTATGGCTCTGGAGACTCTGTTGTTGAACCTCGGTACAATAAGCCCGTGCTTGGAAAGTATTCTTTTTGTCATAGCGTCATGGCTTTCATCCCCTTGATAATTCATAACCGACAACAGGGACTTATCGTGCATCATCTGGCGCTCATCCGCCGTCATCTCCTTATTAAACGCCGAAGTGGTAGCCTGTTTAATGTTTTTCACCCAATACTTTGAAAACGTAAGGTATGTTAAATGGCCTGGCAATGTCCTGACGGCCCTATGATAATCACGGATTATGTTGAACAACCAAAACCCGGGGTTTCTTCCGGTAAAAATCGCCTTAAAGGGTGTCGCGGTCCACCTCAAGATCTTTATTGCCAAATTACTATGAAGAGGATTGATGTGGAAAAACTCAGCAACGTATTTCGGGACGTACTTACCAACCATCTTTCCATTGTCCATGTAGACGATCAAACCCTGATTCATGTTTGATGGCTTCTGGATGACATGTTTTTTGCCGTCAAAAGCGGTAGTAGCATCCTCGATATCTCCAGGTTCATATTCAGTCATGAAATCACATACCGCCCTTGCAGCTACGGATTTATTAACCGCGTTAATGATCTGCATATCGTTTTCAAGGGTAGCGGAGAACATGGGCCTTGTGGATTTTACCGATCCAACCCTTGTTTTCAGAGGGGCGGAGAACAACCCGGCGGTTGAGCTTACGCCGGTTTTTTCGTTCATGTGCTCGTAGATATCGATTGTGGCATATGAATCAATGTTTTCTTCAATGTATTTAACCAGGTCTTTAGTGGCGTACTTACTGTTTGTTTTCAGCTTATCCAGGATCCATTCTTTTCTTACATTATAAAAGCTATCTGCGATTTCCTTCAGCTTCGGGCCAAACCTTTCTTCATCTTGAGATTTAAAAAGAACAGCCTCTTTCTTGGTACTACCTTCCGGCCATGCCTGTTTATCGGTTTTTTCCCCTACGATTCTACGGGCTAAAAGATATCGACTGAAATCAATGTCGGTCATCCCAATGGATTCAAGAGGTTTAACAACCTTGGCAAACATATCTTTTATGTACCCTGTCATTTCGGTCGTGGTGTATCTCAGATCATCAATGGCATTTGTGGGGTCAAGGCTTTTGTTCCACGGATCGTATAGGATGGAAGATCGGTTCCTGGCTTTCTTGACCCGCGTCAGGATAGCAAAGTCTCTTCCTAAAAAGGCGTTGCCGATTCTTTCTTTGGTTAATTTCTCTCTTGCATTATCGACTTGTTTAACCCAATCGTCACTTCCGCGCTTCATGCCATCTTTGATTCTTTTATCAAGGGCCTCCAGCGTCCCGTGGTATTTTATCTGGTCCTGTATTTTTTCGTACATCGTTTTCAGTTCGGGCTTGCGGTCCAGGTAATTAAAGAACCCTTCCACGAACTGTGGGATCTGCTCCTCAGCGTACCCCGGAGCCACTATGATTGCACTGAAGGCATCGGCGTATAATTCCTTGGAGGAGTATCGATATTTGGTATATGCCGGGTCAGCGGCGGGATCAAACGGGCTCCATAGACGTGAAAACACTTTAAGTTCATCCAGTATCTCAGACAATGTGAACAGTTTCCGTTTTCTGATTTCTTCTCGGATTAGTTCTTTGTACTTGATTCTTATTTGTTCCTCGGTGGGTGTGAGCTTGATCTTTATTTTCTTCCCGGTCTTAACCTTGACGATATTGGAAAATCTGCGTAATTCTTCAGCCACCTGCCCTTTCATCGCTTCTTTGATGATTGACTTCTTTTCAGCCGTGTTAAGCCGTTTCACATAACCAAGGAGTTCAGCGTTAAGGTCTTCCTCTACCGGATTCCAGATAGAAAGCACATTTTTGATCGTGACGGGTGTTTCCGTGGTGATTTCTTCGTCAATGGTCTTTTCCCCGGCGAGGACCTTCTTCGCTTCTTGCCTTAACCGGACCCTATCAGCTTCGGTTAATTCCGGTAATTCGTTCGGGGATTTTGGCAGTGTGCGTTTGAAATACTTATGGAGGGTGGCTATCCGGCCAAAGATGTTCCCCCTTGCCATGTCTTTATCGGGCATCCAGTCAGACAAATGCCCTATCTCATGGGAGATAACCCTTGCCGCTTCCTGGGGGTTCTTGAACAGGGATGCAAGGACTTTTATTCGACCATCCTTTGACCTGATAAATTTCCCTTGAACGTTACCTTTTCTGCTTGTGATACCCTTTACGACTTCAGGATAATTGCCCTTCATTAATTCTTTGGCAAGCCATACGACATCAGGGAGACTCATGGCCTTGCCTATATGGGTGGTGTATTCTTCACCCCCGGCTTCTTCGGCGCGTCGCTGGTGCTGTTCACTGAATGGGGCACCCCTATCAAACCTTACCCCGGTGTCGGGTTGTTTCTCCCCGGCGTAGGGGGCCTTGACGTCCTTCCCAGCTACCACGGACTGTCGAACCAGAGCCTTTATCTCGTTGGTGGTGTATTTGACAGCCAGTCCCATGCTTCTGAGCATCTTGCGGACAGCGGCCACTATCTGGTTCCAGACCTTCGCAGGTAGGGTGTCGGCTTTGATTTGCTTGGCAAGGTATTCGTCGGCAAGAGCCACTTTTCCCTCATCCGTGTTGGGGTCTAACTTGTTGTACGTTTTCTCCAGCGCAAGCATTTCCTTGGTGTCTTTGTTCTGGTTGTAGAGGTCTAATAGAAAGGGTTTGGGAACAACGGTGTGTATGCCGCTATGGAAAAATTCCTCAAGAATTGCCGATACCGCTTCCTGCCTGGAATTCATCCCATCAGCGAACAGGTAAATATCACCATCAGGGGTATACATGCCCCTTACGATATCCGTGAAGGGATTGATGTTAAACCGTTCGAGCTGGTCCGTGGTAAGGTCTTTGGATGACGAAAGGACGTGTATTTTGCCTTTAAAGCCCTTGAAAGCGGGTATCATCTTGTCTTTGATGGCCGTTAGGGCTTTGAGGGGCAAGCCTCTCGGTGATTTGGTGGTGGCTTTGGAGAAGCGGATGTCGGTTGAACTTTTGATTTTCTGCCTGACTTCTTCCAGGTTTTCGAGGGAATTACGAATCACATAGCGTCCTTCTGTGTGTGCGAAATTGAAATGTACCCACTGGTTATCTATATCGCCCTTGCGGATAAAGAAGATTTCGTTCTGAGCGCCAGAAATATTCTTCCTCAGGCCTTTGATTTCGCCTCTCAACTTTTTCGCTTTCTGCCGCGCATGGTTCTCTTCTTTTACGGCTTTTTTTGCTTTCATGATCTTAACTTCTTCATTTGCTGCCTTGAGTTCCGCCTTTAACGCTTCGAGTTTTGGTTCTCCTTTCGCGATTACCTTTGTTGCCTTATCAACAGTCGGGTCGGTAGGTAGTTGGTCAATGGCGTGGTCAATGGCGACCAACATTGACTCTTTGCTGCTTTTCTTTGTCCCAACGGGGTCATTTAACCGATAAACAGGTGCGCCTGTTTCGGAGTTCTTGCGTAACGCAAAATGCTCCGTGTCAACCGTATCGTCTGTTTCAGGTGCTTTCTTTTCAACCTTCTTCGGTGCAGGCTTGGCTTTCTTTTTAACCACAGGGGCTTTAGCCTTCGGAGCGACCTTCGGTTCTGGTTTCGATAAGGGCTTATAGTAATACCCAACCCCTTGCTCACCATACGGCTTATAGACTTTCTCATACCCTTCTTTGTCGGGGATTTTATTGAACCCACGGTTCTTGGCAGTTTCGCCTTTTTCTTCACTGGCTAACGGTTTTCGGATAAATATTTCCTTCCCGGTGCCGGGTAAGGGTTCCTTCACCTTCTCAGGGGTGGGTTCCTTGCCTGGTTCTTTGGGGGTGGGTAGCATCTCCCCCTCAACACCCTGGCCCAAGCGTTTCGCTTCAATGGCAGCTATCAATTTCTGTTTTGACCTGGGGCCTTTTATCTCATCAATCACGCCTTCTTTTTCAGCCAATGCCCTCAGCTCCGGCATTGCCATAAGCGCTAAATCAGGGGATACCGGCCCCTCCGGTGTAGAACCCTGGGGGGTGGTCTCACCTTTATCTTTGTATTCTGCAAGTAAGGGTTTTAGAGCTTCAGCAAGTCCTGGATCTTGATCGGGATCGGATAGCCATGTTTTGAGGTCCTTAACCGTTCCTTCACCTGATTCTAAAATAGCTCGTGTGTTATTTACCGCTTGGGTATAATCAATTTCCTGTTCTTCCTGTCCTGTGATTTCAGGTTCTTTGGTTGTGAGTTTGTCAGCAAGCCCTTGATCTCGATCCGGGTCAAAATCCTGATTTGTTTGATCGCCAGGAGTAGGAATGGCTTGCTGTGCTTCAAGCACTTTTCCCATACCCATGCCGCCAGCAGTCATGCCGCCAGCAGTCATGCCACCGATAGCAGCGTCATGTAGAAATGTATCAATTATCTCTTTGGGGTGGTCGGCCATTCTTCCAAAGAAATCACCGACACTTTCCTCTTGAGGTTTCGCTGCCCATTCTTTTGCTATGACATCTGATACGCCTTGAATACCCTCTGTAATGGTTTCTGGTGCTACTGCTACACCCACCTGGAAAATACGATTAAGGAACTTCCCAGCAGGCTTGAAGGCTTGCATCATTCCGTGGATACCAACAAGATCAAGGACTGACTTGAAAAGACCAAATTTGACTTTCAATTCTTGCGCTTTTTTCTCAGCTGCAGCTTCAGGGACATTTTTTTTCAGTAGGGAGTTCTTTACATTCTGATACGTTTCATCACTGTTCATGCCATAGAACATTAACGCTGCCGCTGGAGTTCCTATACCTGGGATCATAGCGGTAAGCAATCCACCGAGGGTAGGGCCGAAACTCCCAAGGGCCTCAACAGCAATCGGAACGTTACCTTCCTGCATATCCTTGGTGAACTTCTGAACGTCTGGGTCGTTTTTCAAAATGTTAGCGTAATAGTCCATATGGGTTTTGGCCTGTTCGCCAACCCACTCAAACGGTTCTTGCCTTTCTTGAGCATGGGCCTCTCTGGATTCAAGAACAGTATTTTTGTATTCTTCTGGGGATAGCTTACGACCAATCCCTGATTCGGCTTTTAAAACGTCACTCAGTTCATAGGGTGCAAGCTGGTTCGGCGGTGGGACTTCCGTGGACTCACTGGCATTCTTTGCGATTCCCCCACCAACTTCTGAAACAACCTGTCCGGCATACCCAAGAGACTTTGGAGTTTCAAAAATAGAGCTTTTGATTGCCCCAATAACCTGGTTAGGTTCGGCGTCTCGTTGCGGGTCAAGACCCATACCCCAATCGTCATGCCTGTAGGCCCTTTCATCTGATACTTTAATCGCTCTTTTCAGGTTTAAGAGGTCAACTGGTTTGGGGATACCGGCTTTTAAAACATTAAACCCGGGGCGCTTGTCAGAAGATACGGTTCCTTGGTTTTTCCTAAAATGTTCAATGGCCTTCATGGACATAGCGTGTGTCGGAGCGCCACCATTCCGCAAATACGTTTCTTCTTCCGGTGTAGTAGTAGGCACAATCAGGGGCATATCCACTTCTGGGGCACCTTGCTCAGACCACTTGGCTTTGATGACCTTGGAAGTATCAGGGATAGACCTAAGGTTTTGCCCGGCTGCCTGTGGGGCATCAAGCCCTTGGGTTTGAATTGCTTGCTTCTGCAAGGGCGTTGATTCCGGAGTAATTGTTGTTGCGTTTTCACCTTGAGCCAAGCCTTGGTGCGACAAAAAATTATCCAAGACCTTTTTTTGAACTGTGGGGTCTAGTTGATGGTATTCGTCATCAACCATCTCCTTGTCGAAGAAATTCTTATAAATAAGGGCCTTCTCGTCACCTCGCAATTCCTGGAACTCAGGGTCGTTATTCCATTTTAGACTAAGCTCGGCCATTATCTGTAGTCTCTCCAGTTTTTATCACCGGATATATTAAGTCCACCTGATTCCCCCAAACCAGTTATAGCACTGAGCAGGTTAAGAGTTTTGGTAGCATTGGTTCGTTCTTCTGCGCTTCCGGTTTCTTGCGCTTCCTTGATTTGTGCGTAAATGCTTGCGACTTCTTTTCCTTCAGATGGTTTCTTTCCCGCCGCCATGGCCGCTATTATGCCTAACGCTTTATCCATCTTGTCAGGTTTATTATTATAGAGAACCTTTATCATCAAGCTGAGGTCTCTGTGCGCCTCGGATCTTGTTTTATAAGTCCTCCCATTAGCTTTAATCGGCCTGTCAATCCCCGTAACCTCACGCTCCCGCTTGGCCTCGGCAATTTTGGTTTTCGCTTCCTCGTCCTCCACACTTTCAAAATTCTCGTTAAACCATTTTTTCTCTTCCGGTGTTTTAAGTTCTCTTTCAACACCATCTACCGAAGTGGCCACTATAAGATCTTCATAACCCCCATTGTTCAGCATCTTCTGGGGGTAAACGGTGGCTTTGGACCCATCCTTTCCGAAGTAGTCCTTACCGCCTTTTAGCATCAACTTTTCATTATAATCCCGCATGTGGGTGGTCTCGGCTGCTTTTGCGGTAAGGTACGGCTTTATATCCCTGTGTGCGGATAGATATTTGTGTATGAATTCTTTATCTGGCTCGTCTATTTCATATGTTTTTCCATCTGAATTGTTGGTATATGACCATCTCGCCTTTACACCGTCTTTCGGCGGAGAAATTTCTTTCCAATTACTGTTGCCATCCCGAATCCTTGACAACGCCTTCAAAACAGGCTCTTTGTAATAAGCCCTGTCCTCCGAACCAAATGAAGCCAATGCCGTGTCCATATCCTGGGTGTACGTTTCTGCGTCCCTGGCGAAATTCTGTCTATCAAGGATCGCAAAATTGGTCTTGTGCTTCAGAGCAAGAACTTTTGATGCGAACTTGACACCATGCGGGAGTTCGTCGGGCATTTTAGCTTCTGGATTTTTTACCAACTCATCGGCCCATACTTGCGTCAGCGCCTCTTTTTGTTTAGCATCAACTGTCGTTTTATTACGTAAAGCTACATTTTCCCTAATCGCCTCATTGTTCCGAATGCGTGAGAAATTAGCAGCCATTCTAAGGGCCTGATTACCTATATTTTCCGGCATAGCATTTCTCCTATTTTATCTGGACGCGAAAAGAGAGCCAAAAACACCAGCTGCGACACCAAACACTGTTCCCCAGCCAGGGGCTATAGCCGTCCCGGTTGCAGCACCAGCACCAGCTCCGGCAGCAACACCCGTCGCTGCTGGGACTGCCGTGGCGGCTAATGTTGTGCTCGCTGCTGGTACAGCGGCGGCAACAGCGGTAGTCGAACCGACTGCCCCCGAAGACATAGTAGGTAAAGCAGTAGCAACAGGAGCCGCAGCACCTATTCCACCTCCAACAGCACTGGTAGCAACAGGAGCCGCAGTCGAACCCACAGGGGCCAGACCTTTTGCAGCCATAATCCCTCCTGACGTAACGGGAATAGAAGCGGCTGATTGCCCACCCGGCAACAAGGCTGGATTAATGCCGGCGGTTGGCGTGGTCTTAGGCCCCATGCCGCTATAAACCTGATATCCGGTAAGGCCGAGCCCACCAACGCTCATCGCGTCTTGGCCGGCGGCTGGTTCAGTTTCCGTCTTTTGACTTCGCTCTTGACCCATCCTGGCCAAAGATTGTGAGGCACCCCTTACGCCTTGGAGAACTTTCGTGAATGGGTTTTCAACTTGATATAATCCTGGCATGTGATTTCTCCTTTAATTCAGGGCCATTGCCATCTGTCGAAGTCTATCATCTCCGGTCTGTCTTAACGCTTGGGTACGCGCCCCTGCGACTCCCTTAGCCTGCTCAAGGGCAAAATCACGCTCCATCCCCATGGCTCTACCGGACCCGGCTTGTATGCCCTGTCTGGCAAGATTACGCTCCATACCGCCCCTGGCGTTCCCGAACTGTTGCATGGTATTGGCCCCCGCTGCGTCCATGCGGTCCCCCTCATCTATATTCCCTGCAATCCCCATCATTTGTCCCTGTAAGGCCGTTCTCTTCGGTATCATCGTCATATTTGCATCGATCATGGCTTGCTCATAGGGCTGATAAGACTCTTGCCAGAATTTGAAATATTCATTCGCCATCCCCAATTCTTTTTCAGAGATGTTAGCCATGCGCTTGTTATAATCTTTGTCGTAGCTGTTGATCGTTGTGCTACTCCCACTACCGCCGCAATGCGTTATAGGCCCCTGGTATTCAAAGTAATCCTCATGTTCAACTTGCCTTGTTGCGATATCAATGATTACAGAATTGTATATTTTCATTCCGGACCTCCGAGGATTTCCTTTGTAATATGAAGCAATGTCCCCTCAACGCTCCTGTTTTCAGACCACAGTGCATTTGGGATTTTCCCAATTTCAACAAGACCCACCTTTTTCAGCCATTTGATCCCGACGATGTTCCATGACGGAATAAGGCCCAGGATGGTTTCAAAACAAGGGTTATTAAGATCGTCTTTCACGCCGAACACATGCTGCATGGCAAACCGACCTATATCCACTGACCCCTCACCCAAACTCCCCTGGAACCCACAAAAATGAGCGTAGCACGTCTTATCAAGAATTCTGTTAAGCCATAAGATAGCGGATAGATCGGCTTCGTTTTCAATAACAAACAGATAGTTTTGCCCATATTTCATAAAGACAAGGAAATCCCCGCTGGACTTTATAGCCCCATCGTAGAAAACAATTTTGTCCGTTCCTTCATCGACCATTCTTGAATAAAGGCTTTTAACGAAAGTATCCGTCATTGTCCTCATTCCGTCTATTTCGATGTATGGTGTTATCTTGTATTCCATTTAGTTATTAGACCATATATGAGACGCTTACTCTGATATAAGTAGTTACCGCGAGGTCTGTATCAACGGCGGCTAAAGCCACACCAGTTCCCTGTGGTTGCATATAAAAACTAATAATTGTTGTGCTGCAATTTAACTGTGATATCACAACATGACCGGCGCGACCGAAGCTGTATGGAAAAATCGCTACCGGAGTGTCTGGAGTTGCGGCACTGGTAAAAGGCACGCCAGTTATAGTAAACACTCCCGTACCAGTCCCTTTTGTAAATATCATTTCTCCATTAGCAACAACCAAGTTTCCAACCTTGGTGTATCTCCCGGTGTTACTAGCTGTCGCGCTGGTTCCAGGCACCACCAAGCTACCCAACGGAGTCCACGTTCCCTCTTCGTAATCATCCAGTGTGTTGGCGTCAGCACTGGGCGCTTGGGTTGCAGGAAATGTAATCTGGCCACCTGTTATTGTAATTTTGCCATCAACTGTCTTAACGCCAAGCGCGTATGTCCCACCAATCGCCACCCAAAAACCACTTGACCCCGCTACCACATAGGGGGAGCTTGCCCCGGCAGCATTGGCCGAATCGAAGGCGTATAATGTATAATAATCTTGATTGGCATCGACCTCATAAGCTACAATCAGGCCACCATCCGCCCTTGTGTAATCACCTAATTCGGTCGGGTTGTCTATATCAGCAACAGGCAACGGCAGGTAAGCGCCTGAATGAGTCGAAAGCATCGTCAACACATCAGCCATGGTTAGGACTGCGCCGTCTGCTATTTTGGCCTTTGTGACGGCTTTATCAGCGATATTGATTGTTTGAACGGCATGTATCCCTAAAGTAGCATCGCCCGGTGAGGACGATTTTGTTGTTTTAATAACATCGGTTTGTATTTCAGCGACCTCTTTTGAATACCCCTGATCTTCAAGGAACTTTTTAGTGACAAAAGAATCGCTTTCGCCAGCCCGCCCCCTGCTTACCTCTATCGACTCCTTAACTGCCGTTAGAAAATTAGCAAGGCCCCTGTCAATATTTCCAGGGACTTTCGGGACGTTGGCTGTTTTTGTGTTTCGGCTCATAATGAAATATCCATTGGAGTCTGGGCTATCCCCACAAAATCCACGTCTACACTGCCAGTTAATTCTATCTCAAAAAGCCTTCCTATGAATCCCGACACCAACCTGAACACATCGCTGTTAGTAACAGCTACGGTTTGCTTTAAAACCCCGCCAACATACAACTTGACTGTGATTGTGGGGGCAGTTGCCCAATCTGCTATAACTCTTCCGCAAGCAAAATTTGTCAGATAGGGCCACTGGTGTTTTTTGGACTTCCAAGTAAACGTCTTATAGGTAGCTGCACCACGATATTTGTAAATTTCGTAAGTCGCGGCGGTTTCCTTTTTGAAAAGGAAATATAGGTCATTTCCGTCTGAAGTGATGTCGTAGGTGTAATTCTCTAAAGTGTCTGTTCCTGTGTGATCAAAATCCACAATGAACAAGGTTTCCTGAAAATCTATGAATGCGGTTGTGTTAGAACCATCAACCGAATAAAAACATTTACCGTCAAAATAAGTCCCAATAAAATCTTCAGCCGACAAATCACCCCATTGGGTTTTCGTGTAGAGCGATTTTGTAATCAGGCTCCCACCATTTTGGGAGATGACAAAAAGGCCATCAGGGCATGGGTAAACAACCCCGTTTTCAGTCAGGGTGATACCCCTTTTTGAAACACACGGTTGAGGATAAGGGAATGGGGTCTGGCTCAATGTTTTAGGATCGTTGCCTATGATGCCCTGCGGTGCTCCATCAGTCAGAACAACGATTGTCCCAGGCATATATCCCAATCCGATAATTGTGTCCGGGAAGTCCAACGAATAAATGTCTGGGAAAGCATAGGGATAAAGAGGCTCGGTAATATAGACGGTGTTCTTTGAAAACCCCGCCATAATGCCGTTATCGAACAAGGTTAAGCCATGCAGGTCATTTGGAGGCATGTCCCATTCTTCAGTGGGTAGCATCTCAGCAAGGGTATCGTCGTAGGGGTGCCCATCGTCAATCCCATCGATAAGCGCAACATCAAGGGGTAAATCAGTAGTGTCTAATTTGGAGAACTTGGTGTCGTCGGTTGGCAAGACCCCGGCGACTGGCACCACGAAGCAATAATAACCATAGCCCGAATAGCTTAAATAGCCCCCCACCGCGTAAGTCGTGTCCTCATCATATGGAGCGTAGGGGGGGACATATTGGTACTCAGCATCCCCGTTATCAGCCGTAACCAAACGATAAAGCCTTATATGGCTGATATTAACATCAGCGTTGGCAACGGGAACAGCCGGCACAACGAAGGTCGCAGTTTGAATTGACCCCTGTTGAATTGTTGTAATCGCAAACCCTGTATTACCGTCTTCCGCATCTTCCGTGAGCCCACCCCTGTCATTGACAATCACAATGGTATCGTCGTAGGGCTTTTCGCATGAAAACGCTGCCTGGTCATTGATAGCCTCTGCCGTCTTTTCGGCTATTTCTTCAACAGAGTCGTCAATGTCGATATTAACCTCAATTCCAACTTTCCCAGTTACCCCGGGATCATCGGAAATGGATTTTCCGTAGGCGGGGGTAAACGTAACACCTGTAGCAAGCGCTCCTGCGCCATCCTCTGGGTCATCCACTTCCCCAGCGATTGAACCCGTGACGGTTACGGTTTCATTAGTCAAATCAAGATCAAATGCCGCGACATCAATAAGCGCATCTGACATGACATCGTACGCGGCTTGCGCCATATCCGCGTCCGTCATGGCCGCTGGGTCGTAACCGGCCCTTAAATATTTATAGGTATTAGCAACAGTCGGTTTACCTGGGTTGGCTTCCCATGTGGCGGAATTAATATCCGGTCGAGCTAACGGCGCAGCCACAGGTCCGACTGGAATAAATCGATACGTAATACCATCAGCAAAGCCCGGATATACTACGAGGTCATCCTGTGAATAAACGGTATATTGGTCCCATATTTCCGTTGCTTCTTCCGCAAAATACACAACGATTTTTTTCTGAACTATAGTGTACTCACCATATTCTGGTGGCCCAGGGTACATTAAATAAATAACAAAATAATCACCGGATGCTATCGTGTTTCCAGTGAAATCTATAATAACCGCTGGAGTCGCTGCAAGTTGATACCAGACATAATAACTGTCGTAGATGGAATTTATGACAAAATACGAACCGTGAACCAGCCTTTCAGTGTTGACGGTCGATATTTCCGGTAGGGAAGCCGTTCCTTCTTGAGTTTTGGTCACAATAAAATCACTATCATTCGCTGCGATGTCTGTGACGGTCCCATCCACTGCATTGGTGATGGTAATCAATGGCCCTTCTGCCGTTGCCCCACAAAGGATACCGGCAAAATCATCAATCGCTTCCGCTATTTTATTCGCAATCTGGTCCGGGTTGTCGGTTTTTAGGAGGCTTACCTCAATCCCTGTTGCCCCCCCAATAGCTGGGTCTGCACCTGAATCATCGATGGTGTACCAGCAATAATAAGTTGTCGCTGTGGTATAAAAGGTGAAATATTTTCCACCTTCAAGCATGTCAACTAATTCGCAAACAACCTGGGTCTTCTCTGGTATCCCTTCCACATCGACCGTAGTGGTGGCAGGAGACGGCTTTGACTCTTCCCCCCATGCTGTGACATAGGTGTAAACCCAATTCGTTGACCTGACAGCGTATCCGTCACCAGCTCCCACAAGCGTCAACGCCAAGGCGTCTTCCGGTGCAGGCACTCCCAATCGCCAGGTCAGTCTTGGAAATCCAGCCCCAGAAGTCGGGTCAGGGCCCTCGTTCACGTCAATAGTTGTTATTTGAGCGACTGCCAGAGCACCAAGCGTGGTTGTTGAAGCCGTGAAGCCACAATCATCAGATATGGGTGGTACGCAATTCCCGATATTTTGGTTGGTAACGGTTATCACAGAACCAACGGCAGAGGCCGTAACGAAAAGCGCGTTTGCTTGGATAGCCGTGGCGATCTTTGTTGCGGCTTGTGCGGCAGTATCGCCAATAAGAATAGCCGCGGTTATCGTAGTTTTCCCAGCGTCAACGGGCGGGACTGTACCAGCACCACCAACGGTAACGTAAACATAAAACTCTGTTTGGAAACTGGTCCCGGGGGCGGCATCAGTCGGAGCGTTAATGGTAAAATACGCGCCTTTCAAAGTTGCCATCCTGGTGCTGGACTGTTTCGGGTATGCTAACCCGTTGGACATATAAATCCTTGGGGTATCTGTCCCCAACGGGGACCGGACAATATCCGTATCTTCAGCCCAACTCAACCAATCATCTTCAAACTTGTAAATCGTAACAGGTAATGTTATCAGATTGCCGGTTTGGACTTCTGACTCAAAGTCTTTGACGGCGCTTATCTTGCCTCTCAAAAGGCCGCAATTATTGGCCGTTTGAGCAAAATCATCCGGCAATAGCTTTTCTGAAGACCTGGGGGATTTTCCCTTAAAATCAAATATTTTTATTGCTGGCATTCTTACACCTGAAGTGCCCTAAATATTTCAATCCATGTCCCATTAGTGGCAGTGCCGGCGACACCCCCATTGTTGGCAAGGGCAATCGCATCCCCAGTATTCATCTCAAAATTCGGATTTAATAAAGGATTTTTCGTTTTTATGTAAGAATCGTTTCTTACTACCGTCACGTTATTATTTGTGGCTATGAAGATTTTAATGTTGCCACTGGACGCGCCATTTATACGTTGAAGTTCTTCCGCAGCGGTAGCAGACAAGAAAACCACCTCTAGCTGCCCGGTATTCAATTCCGTGTCAACCGTCAGAGTTGTTTGCCCGGCTGTCATTGAATAGGTCGTGACGTCACCTAACTCAGCTAAAGCGGCGACTACATCGTTAACGCCATCCATAAGGGTTTCCAGGTCCCAATCAAAATCGGCGGTACTGAGTGGCGACCCCTTTAATTCCCTAAGAACGATTGTGTCGGGAGCGATTTCCGAACCTGTTACAAGTGCCATTTTATCACCTCTATAAAGTAAAACTTCTTGTTATTGCCGATAACCCCGGGTTAGAAAAAGCGTTATTCATCGTTATCCTCGCCCTCCCGATGCCGGTTTTGAACTTCGACCTTTCATAAGCCGAAATCTTATAATCCGTCCATGGCTTACCCGGCATTTCAAAAAGCCTGCGCTTCGCCCCGCTCGATATCTCTTCAAGCCAATCATCGTAAAGATTTTCATCGAACTCCGTTGCTAACGGCTTAGGTTTGAACGCAACTCTAAGGATGAGATAATAACCAATAGAAGGGACCGGATACACTCTTATGGCATCGGTTGCCACTGCGAAATAATTGGTTGGAAGGCCAGTTGTTGTTTGGGCCTCCCAATAAGCATATGGTCTTGTGGCCACCCTTCGCTTATCCATGAGCGTTAACGGCGCTTAATCTCCGGCTGCGTCTTTTGTTACAAATACCCCCAGAACGATAATGGGACGCATGGCAACATCAGGAACGGTTGGTCGTACCCCATCAAATTCGAGGTACGGCGCGTCCATAAGCTCAATGGATGCATCTATATCAGTTGAGTTGTAAACAAACTCCCGCTGAAGTATCCATGTCTTGTTACAGAACTCTACGATAGAATCCCTGACAACATTTTCTATGGCAGGATCAGGGCACATAGGGACATCGGCTCTCACATTATCGACAAAATCATCTATTGAAACAGTCATGTCTTAACCCCTATGAACCCCAGGCGTCTCACTCAGTTTCGGCGCATTCGGATCGTAACTAGACTCAGCTTTCTCCTTATCACCAAGCGACCTCAAAAAAGCCTGATAATGTCCGACGGCCCTTTGTGGGGCGTTAGGAGCGATATCTGAATCTTTGCTGTAGGCTCGATAAAGAACGTAATCCAGCAATACCGAAGCGTATATGTCATCCAGCGTAAGCGTATTCGCGGCAGCTGCTAACGCTGCCGGGGCCGCTGAATAAACGGTTTCAACATATCCGGGTGATACAGCAGGTTGCGGGGGATACACATAAAAGACCTTGGGATTGCGCTCATCGAACATATAATGTTTAACCGTTGATGACCCTGTTTCGGTGTTCCAGTCCGGCCTTTGGCTGTCAAGTATGTACCTTTCAGTCCTGGTAACAGCCCTTCCAGGAGTAGCCCCTGCCGTACCCATGTTTCTGACAATATCGATCAACTGAATCCCAGCGGCAGGAATGGACTGCTTTGTTTCTGACGCAGTAAGAGCAACGGCTTCCGATATCGTATAAGCATCGGGTTTTCGTAAAACAATCTCACGCTGCCCAGCATTCAGCCACCCAAGCAGTTCAGCAGTCGGCCACCGGATGTTTGTCGTGTCCTGTAAAATAATACCTGCCTGGTCCAGGGCCTCTGAGCCCAATATCGTTGGCATAATTACCTCCAGGTCAGTTTCTTAATGGCCTGACCTACCATGTCTGGTTTCCCGGTAAGCCGGAGTTCTTTATCAGACTTCTCAAGCCCTGCGAATTTGTTGATTTCGCGTTTCGTCATCAGGTCCAGTCTTTCCTCCATATCCTCATCTTCACGCTCAACCTCGGCGATTTCTTCTGGCGGATCTTCCTTGAACGGAAAAAACTCAACCATCCTTTTCTGTTTGGCCAGGGGTTCCGTGTATGGGTAAATGTATCCGTCCGTTGTCAGCTCCAGATATCTTTGCCCTTTATGAAGGACTATCCCTTTTTGCATTTTCTTTTCCCTCAAAGCCTGGGAGCTTGCACCCCCAGGCTTGGCTATACTGGTTTACATTCGTTTACAGTTGATAACCGATCACTGTGAGGGTAAATTCACCGATGGTTTCATCAGCGATATACTCAACATCGATGGTGTCATCAGCGTCAAACACTTTCGCAGTGTTATCAGACCCCCACGTTGCGTCATGCGCAATAACAGTGTACCCAGGGGTCACAATATCCAGTGCCGCGTCGATTTCCTGTCCCCCGGCAAGGCCAATGTCAACAGTGCCACCAGCCGTTCCCGCCGTAGTAACCTTCATCCCGGCGTGCAGGACCACAAAACCAGCGGGCACGTTGATTGCCGCGATAACGTCTGCTGCGGTAATCTTTCCAGCGGTGGTAAGCGTTGCATCCGATGCGATGATGGCAGGCACGTTCATGATCCTCTGGAGCCTGATCAATTTACCCATGTCATCCCATTTGGGCACGGTATTCCCTATCGCGTAATCATAAGTTCCCATATTTCATCACTCCTTTATGCTTTCTTGGCGTAGAAGTGGATCAGCGCCTCAGCCTTGATCACTTCATAGCCGTAAACCTGAAGACCTCGCATCAAATCACCAAAGTCGTTCGGGTTTTTCAGGGTTTCAGTTTTGGTCAACTGGCTGGCGAAGGTAATTGCAGAAGGATGACCGGCGATGATGTCATGCACAGTATCAGCGCCATCGGTTGTCTGGTGAATCTGGCGGGATTTGTAAATCTCAAACGTGTCAATCATCCCGATCCGGCCATTACGGAGGATGCTGGTACCATCCCCTGCAAGGCTCGCATCTTTCAGATCGGACATTTTGATCATGCCGCAAAAAATAGGCGGGAGCACAATCCATCGGGAATTATCAGGAACGCTCTGCTCATCAAGAACGGTTCCCATATCCACGATGTAATCCAGGATGTTGGTCTTATCCACCGCTTCAGGGGCACCCGTTGCCCCCAGGTCGATAGCCCCGGTGTCAACACCAGCGGTGGCACCCTTATTGCTTGCATGGGCGCTGGAATACACGTTTGAAAGGATGTCGTAGTCAATGGCGATGGCAAGCTGTTGGCCTGCATCCGTGGTCCATTTCTCGACATACGGTATGTCAGACTGAAGTTTCTCCACATCGTTGATGGACATGCCGTAATACTTGCCCTTGTCAACGAGCAGATCCACAACGCCGGGTGTCGGACGTTCGTAGTTAAGGTCCTGCCCGATCACGTAGTCATTGATCGTGATGTCGGGGACGGTCCTGATTTGAACCGTGTCTCCCTTGGATTTCAGTTCGCCCTCGTAATCGGTATTCGCAATGGCTCCGAAGACCGTGCTTTTGTAAAACTTAACGAGGGTTTTGCCATTCCAAATTTCAGGAGTATAGCTGCCTGAATGGGTAGTTACTCCCGCTGCTACTGGATATGCCATGATGTTTCTCCTTTTTCATGACATTCCCCCCAACCAGGTACTTGCCGGGCCGGGCAAATGGTTGGATTCACCCGATTACTCTCGTCAGACCCGGAATTTATGGTGTTATTCTCCCCTCTTTCTCAGCAAGGAAGATGCTTTTTTCAAGTTTTGCCACCTCTTTATCAGTGTACTTCCTTTGGTCTATGGGCCTTCTTTGGTCCTTGATCTGATCCGCATAGAACTCAGATACTTCACCCTTAGACCAATCTTTTTTCTGTGAAACGGGCGGCGGTGTCGCAGCACCCTTTCCAGGAGCCACCTGTTTTTCAAGGGTAGTTTTGGTCGGCGGGGGAGGTACTTTATAAGCATTGAAAATCTCCCCTGCACGTTTTGAATCTAACGCCCTATACGCTTTATCAAGGGACTGCTGTAGAGTGTTCCCACTGTAACCATCTGGATTTTGAAGCCACTCTAAAAAATCAGCATCAACATTCATTGATTCCCAGTCTGGTACAACACCTGACAACCTTAAAAGAAAACTGTCCTTTGAAGACTCGGCCACATCGCTGGTTACTTGACCAACATCATTGCTTACTTGGTCAAGTTTCTGGTCATACTTGGATAAGCGTTTATCAGCTATCCTTTCTGCCATACTCCCAATGAGATCAATCGTGGATTTCTCAAAGCCTTCAGCTTCCAGTCTATCAAGTTCATCTTGCGCCAGGTACGTCCCTTCTGTGATCTCGGGCTTTTCTTCTTTTGGGTTCATTGTTGCAATGAGGTTGGTCAGTTTGTCGTTCTGAGCCGTCAAATTACGAATTTGGTCCGTAAGTTGCGGGACTTCAGCTTTAAGCTTCCCTTCCATTACCTTGAAACGCTGTTTCCAATACGCCCGGTCTTTTTCATCCTCCTTTGGAACTTCCTTAATAGACCCGTCTTCAGGGTCCTCTTCCTGGGGAGCTGACACTTCCTGTAGGTCAGGAGCTTCTTCGGTAATTTCGTCCGATACTTCGGCTTCCTGTTCTTCAGGGTCAGGGTTCCCCAACAGCTTTTCCGCTTCCTCTGCCTGCTGTAAAACTTGAGCTGGTATGCCCATCACGCCTCCTTGGAGCCGCCTAAGCGGGATTCCGGTTTTTAGTTGACCTGATCCGCGCCTTATATATAGGGTGCGGGGTTCAGACTGATTTTATTTAAACCGCTGCCGTTACAACGCTCAACGGCGACAGCGGAATAAAGCTCATGTACCAGGCGATTACGCCAGACTGAGCGCCATCACAAAGGCACTGAACAACTCCGGGGGCCAACAGGAACTCTATATCATTGACCAAAATGGGATCTATGATATGAAACCCGAGACCACCCGTTGGAGTAAACACGCTCGTTGCCCCAACATTGTAATAGAAGGTCCCCGCTGCATCGGTGCTAATAGCCACGGCCCCAGCGTTAAGCTCAACAGTGGCCGCTGGGGTGGTAGTGATATGCTGCAATCTTGCGTTAGACGCACCACCAATAACGGTTGTAACAAGTCCGACAATCTTACACCGGACAGGCCCGCCCGTAATGGTAAAGATCGGATCAAGTCCGGCAAGGACAGCCCCGTCAGCCTTAACCACACACTGCGGAATTGCTGCGAGTGTCGCCGGGATTGTGGTCCCGGTATCGGTTTCAATATTGCCCACAGCCGTATAAATTATGTCATTGTGGGCCTTAATGTTATCATCGGCAGCCGCCCCGTCATGAGCCCCAGTGTAATCTCCGATGATGTCAATCAAAGACATGCTATCCGGGAGCTCCTGGCCAAGTGCTGTTCCACCAGACGCTATAAAAGCCGCCAGAGAGTCGGCAACGGGAGCAGCCGGAAGGGTAGCACCTGATATAGAAATGGTGTCCGCTAAGATACTGGTAACATCAGCCGCCACCGCCGTTATATCGTCAGAGGCCAAAGCCGAATTGTCACCACCTGAAAAATTGGCGTTTGAATTTCCATCCCATCCGCGGGCGGACCATGTGGAGCCAGTTGCCGTATCGACAACATTCTGGGTCAAACTCGTACCATCATTGTAAAACAATCCCGTGATGTCGATGTCGTGGCAAGGCGTGGTAAGGAATTCCACAATGGACGTGGAAGCTACCCCGTAAAAGTCCACATAAATTCTGGCGGTGTCAACCCCAACAAGCAGGATCGCATTCACACAAGCACCCCCAGCAAGGAACCCACGGTACTTCAGGTTAATGGTCAGGTTGTCAGCCGCAGCAGTTGCTAGGATACCTTTCACGCATTCCACGGTCGCGCTCACGTCCCGCACCTCACCATCAACTAGGCAGTTGGCAGCACTCACCACAATGGGCGACACCACACTATCAATGGACGGGGTAATAATGATGTTCTCAAGGGAACAAGAAGCTGCCGTCATGGTAATAGTTGAAGTGGTTGCACTGAAGGTGAAGGTCGGTCGCATCGCACCTTCTCCCATCCCAATAACCCTGGTTCCGATTTTCGCCCCAAACGTAATACCCCCAGCGACCGCCACAGTTTCAGCGTGGCCCTCTGCGACATAAATCTTGTCACCGTTGGAAGCCGTGGCCGCTGCAATGGCCTCGGACAGCGTGATAAATGCGCCGGCCCAGGTCTTCCCGTCATTACTGGTAACAACCCCACTATCAACGTACCATTTGTCACCCGGACCATTTTCTGCAATGTTATCAGTGCCCCAAACGGTCAGGTCCCTTACCCTCAACTTCGTGATGTCTGCGTTTTCTCTATCAGCCATGATATTTCTCCCGTTCTTTTACGGTCAAACTCTGCGCCCTATGCGCGGCCTTTCGGCGGAGCCTGGTTCCGTAGCTTCTCCAATGTCGTTCTTGCTGTAACAATCTTTCCTAATAGATCGTCTAAAAGCTGAAAATGCCCTTGCGACCACCTTAGAACGGTCTCTCCCAAAACCGAGTTGTTATCCTTTGAAATCCTCCCGGCCTCTTCCACAAGCCAATCGGTCACAGCCTTGAACGCTTCGTTGCGCTCAAGGTTGGAAAGTGATTCCAGAACACGGATTTTCTTGTCTGTATCCGATGGATAACGAATCATTGTAACGCCACCCTGATTACAGTCTGTGGGGTTCTGTTGATTTCAAACATGCTTGGCTTTTTAAAGAGCGGTATGGACACAAACCCAACAAGGTCCATCCCTTTATAAATGTAGGTCCCGGAACGCCACTCATCATCACCGCTGTAACGCCGGCATTCAACCTTGACGCCGTGTTTCTTTAAAAGGGCGTCAATGCTTTCCCCAGAACTGAATTCAGAAACAGGCACACCGATCTTTTTCAGCGTACCGAAAATCAATTCATGGGTAATCCTGCCGATATCATAGATGGTTTTTACAATGTGGTCCTTGGCGTTTTTATCAAGATTGTGTTCAAGCATATCAATGTCGTAAGGCTTCAGTTCGTCAACGTACTCCGGCATCATGTTTTTCATTGCTGTCCCCCCTGTGGTGCTCCAGCGGCGTCAACCGGCGTCCCACCTTGTTGTGATTGACCTCCCGGAACGCCACCCTTGGCAATGGCTAAGATTTGTTCAGGGGGCACATGGAACATTTTCGACAGGTTTTGAGCGAACATCATTAGTTCCTGCTCACTTATGTTCTGCCTGAAAGAATCGTCGTCAGGCACCACCTTATCCGGCCTTATTTTCAGAGATTTAAGGGTTTCGCGGAGCACTTCTGCCCTTCCTTTTAGCCCCATTATCTGAAAATCGAACTGGTTGGCCGTTGTTTGGAGGAATTCCTGCCTGCGGATTTGAAGCTGTTCCATCATGACGAGGTATTCTGACGCTCTCGGGACTATCTTTATGTCCCCATTAGCCTTTTCCGGCTCATTTAACATGATGTGGGTCCAATAACCTTCCACAGAGGTTTTAATAATCCCTTCATCGATGTTTCCAGCGACCGTTTTCAGAACTTTCGCAGCGGCATTCATCAGCATACTTAAACCAGAGGCGGTTTTAGCGGCCCCACCCTGGTCACTCGCCCCGTACATGTAGTTCGGAATTCCGGGATCTTCTCCCGCTTGTTTGTAAAAGTAGTCGTAGAGTTTTAAAAGGACATCAATGATTGGATCCGGCTGAAAGAACGTAATCGGAAACCCCGAACTCCCGGGAGGCCCATCAAACTGCCATACCTTTAACGGATATATCTCATCAGGGTTGTTCGACGGGTCAAGCTGGCTCATGTCAAGACCAATCATCGGCCCGGACGCCATGCTCATGTTCCTTACAATGGACTGTAGACAGCCATTGACCACCTTCAGCTTGGGTTCCAATATCTCAGGAACGCCCGTTCCCCATATGGAATCGGTGACTTTTGTAAAAGAGGCGGAATAATAAGGTTTTTTGCCTAGTGGGTCCGGATTTAATCTCGCGCCAATTACCGTGTTGCCAATCAGGAATGCGTCAATGTCGTAATCAATATCAGCGTCCGGTATCTCTTCCATCCCCCACTCCACCAATTTCGACCCCTGGGCACTCCCCCAGAATTCAAGGCAGTCGATGGTGTTAGCACCGGTTGTATCGTTCGGTCTATCCTCAAGATCAGACCTTTCTTCATCTTCACTCAACCACTCCCGCAGACCCCCTTCACCGTTTTCCTTTAAAACCTTCCTTATTGCGGCCTCATCGTATCCATCAACCCCAATCAGGTTATTCAAATCCTTCCTTTCAAACCGATGCTTCTGAATCAGGTAACTGTCCTGGAGAGTTTTCGCGGTGGGGGATGGGTAGATGTCAAACGGGCTGACTCTGTCGTACTCACGGGTCGGTACGGTTTCAACCACAGGAGCCCCGTTTTCCCCCCAGGTAAGGGACTTCTTCATCCTTACAACAGGCCCCTTTATAAACCCGGTAGGGAACGTCACGATATCAGGGATTACATCCCTTATGACTTTATACCAACCGCCCTCTGTAAGCCCGTCGTCAATGTCCCGCTCAAGAGATTCGCTCTCTTTATCGCCCTTTTCTCTTATGTCCTTCAGCAGCTCGTCACGAAACTTGGCAAGCTCGCGTTCAGTCCTTCTCTCAGCTTCCTTAACCGCTACCGGGTCGTTCGGATCAGTTATCTGCTCTTGAGCAAACAACATCCGCTCGTACTCCCTTTGGAGCTCAACAATTAGCATCTCCAGCTTATCCGGCGCTAAATCCGGGTTCGGGGTCGTGTTTACACCCCAGGGTCTTTCCCCGGGCGGAAGTAAGATATCGTTCAACCAGGACTCAGCCGCCCTACATTTCACACTAACGAGCTGATCAAAAAGGGCGCTGTCCCCTTGAATCCTTTCGATGCTGGCCTTCTCAACAGCGGTATATTCACCCTTTCTTAACCGGAGACATTTTAAAAGACGGTTAGTTATCTCTTGGTCTTTATTGTCCCTCGCTTCCTGCCAACACATTCTAATGTGGCCCCCAAGAGACGTGATAAAAGGGTCGGCCTGCACTTCGTCCGCGTTCTTTTCAGCGTCCTCGGCATCGTACCGGTCAAGCTCATCGTTTGAGGCGTACTTCATAAAACCTTTATTCTTCCCGGTACGTCCGCTTTCAAGTGATCTTATTTCAGCCATTTATCCCTCTATCCCGGGGCATACGGGTATTTAAAAGACTCTCTCGGGCTAGATGAAAACCATCCGGCATGAGCGTCCCTTATCCTCGTTGAAGCCAAATAAAAATAATTCGTCGCATGACGGTAATGATCGTCCGAGATCCGCCTGTACCTGTAAATTTTGGAGCCAGTCGTTTCGTCCTCTTGCAAAACCTTGACAATCCCGGTCATGTGCTTGATATAAGTGTCCAGCTCGTCAGACCGCCTGGGAAGCTCAAGACGACCCTTGTTCACCACTAACTCATGAGTGGCATCACACACCTCAGTCCTGTTGCACGTCACCACCTTGTTCCGCTCATCCCATGCAAAAGCGCCTTTCTGCCTCTCCTGGTAGTCGCATCCGAACACGGGGTATCTTTCGGCTTCAGCAAACTCCCGGACTTTCCTGGTCTCAGGGTACAGATCCAATACAGCGCACTTAACGCCGAACCTAACCCCTAGGTCGTGAAGGTCATTAAAAGAAGATACGGTGGCCACCTTGACAATCCTCAACTGTTTACCACCGCTCTGTTTGTTGCCAATCACAACATGGATGTTCTTCCCTATATCCGCGCCCATCGAGCAAGGCCCTTCGCTTCTGACCGACATCACGTCGTTGCCACAACAGGCAATCACGTCATTCTTCGTCAGCCGATTCTCAGCGGCGATGTAAGCCATCCCCAGCTTCGAGTTGTAGAACTCCTGCAAATTCGTCTTGGGGTCGTAGAATTGCTCAAGGATCTTCTCCGGTTTAACAAACATCGAGTTCAGCTGGCTTATCCACCACCCCACAAGGTCCTTCACCTCCGGACGTTGGGAAGTCCACCGTCCGTCCTTAGGGTAAATCTCCTTCCCGCACTTCTTGCACGCCCGGTACACCGTGTTGTCAGACCGCTCCTTTAAACAATCAGGGAATTCCAGTTCCAGGCACGTATAGGCCCCACAGTGCCCACACCGGATCTCCCACACCCGCTGGTCGCTCTTCTGATACGCGAGATCAATCCCGTAGTCAGGTATGGACGGGGTGCTCAGTTGAAACACCTCCCCAACGTCACTATGACTGATCCGCTCAAGTGCCAGATCAACCATGCTGTCACTCATTACATCCCGTTCATCAAACACGATCCGATCCACGGGGATAGACTTCAGGGAACTACTGTCCGCCTTCAACCCCTCAATCTTCGCCGTTTGACGGGCACTCCTCAGATACAGAACACCGTTTCCAATCTTCTTGATCGTGGCGGCTTCCATCGTCTTACCACCAGAACTGATCGTCTTCACATGGGTCGATATTTGGGGGTTGTCGTAAATTAAAGGATTGAATCTTGCTTTGGAAAAATCGCTCACGTCATTCCAGGTCGGAAACAAATAAAGCGTCCCCGTCGGATACCGACCATAGATATGACCATGGATGGTCTTCAGAACATTGATTTCCGTGATGCCCACCTGCGCACCTTTCTTCGCGCACTGGTTCGGGTGGTCACACTGCATGATCGCCCGCTGGTATTCATGCTTTCGCGTCTCAAAGAACTTCCCGCTCTGGAGCTTTACCTTCCCCAGGACAGCCCACGCCAAGGCGTCAACAGCAAACAGGACACTCAAGTCCCCGCTTTGCGCTACCTCCCTAACCTTGGCCGATGCTTGTGGCATTTAGTTCCTCAAGTGGCTTACATCTAAGATCCAACCCAATAAAAAAGCCGATTGCGTCCCCCTCGGGGATACAACCGGCTCTAAATGATGCTCGTGTTGTACTTCTATTTAATTGTCAGTGATCTTAATGCTGGCCTTTTCAAACAAAATTATTTTCACATCAGGTCTGTATCGGTACGTTACGTCAAAATAAACACCCTTTTCAATGAAAATGGCCATCATCTCTGCCGCAAGGGCTAGGGCTTCGGGTTTCTTCATCCAAGGGCCTCACTGCAATTCACAAAATCATCGTCCCCCCACTCAGCGGCAAGCTCAAACTCAGGGAAAATCCCCTCACTCTCCTTCTCTAAAATACGCATGGAAAATGCGTTAATCGCCAGGTAGCCGTAATAACCAGGCAAACAATCAGGGCAGTAAACCATCTCCGCACCCTGGTGTCTCCTCTTGTGCAAATAATACCTTCCGCATTTAGAACACCTGATCACAGCACTTTGTAAAATCCCTTTTTGTTTTGAAAAAAAAAACTTTAGAATCTACCTTAAAAACCATGGGTACTACGCCCGTGACTCATAACCCTCGCAGGCTCTAAAATCCCAGCACCCTCCTGGGTTAAGCAAGGTTACGCAATTAAAGATCGCCACACCTTCAAATGTATCCGGTAAAGATACCAAAGGACCCGAGCACCCATTCGGGCGAGATATCGTCACGTTCAGCACAACGGGCATATCACCCGAAAGGGCTTTAATTAAAAAACACCTGATTTTGGTTATGGCGCCCATCAGAAATCCCTTTTTGTTTTGAAAAAAAAATATCAAAAATGCAAAATCTCATACATATAGCATCCTGGCTATTTACTTGCCCTTAAACCCCGCTTTTTGGCCGATGTATATGCTGTCTCGGTAGTATAGTAGCAAAATTTGGCATTCTTGAGAGAGTGGGGTGGATATATACAGGCACCCCGCTTCGAGCCCCGAGAAGCCCATGCCGGGGGTACGCCCCCTCAGCTCTCTCGTGGTGTCCGAATGTGTGTCACAATGAAGGCAATGTGCTGTGTTATCCATGCGTTACCTTAATAACCGTGAGACAAGGTGACATAATGTTAGTTATCAGACCTTGCAGTCATACTGCGGGTCTTGGGCCTCACCCTCTGGAACCTCAGCCAAATCACCCGAACTTGAGACACTCTCCTCTATTAGAAGGGTGTCGTCGAGCTCCCTGGCCTCCACCATCTGCATCGCCAGATCCTTGAGGGCTTCCCGGTCCTCTGAGGTGTATGTGTGTGCTACCTTGATATCGGTCTCATTGACCTGTTTGTCTATGTACCCGAAATTGTTCTTTAAATCGAAGATAGCGCCGACAACATTGCCTTTGCCATCTACCATTCTCTGGACTCTCTGAGCCTCGATAAACAGCCTTGCCCTTTTTAGGGCGTCCGCGACGGAATCTCTGGTATCCTTCAGATCATCCCGAAACGCCATATTGTCTACCGCACTATGCAGGCTGCTCTTATTGGAGAACCCCAGCGCATAAGCCAACCCTGGGATAGTGGCTGACACCTCCTGTTGCTCACACTGACATAGATATTCGTTTGTTTTGCGTGTAATTTCGGCAGGGTCGTGAAGAGTTAGTTTCCCGTTTGGTCCGTAATTGCCTGGAAGGAATTGGCCGTTAGCGGGATCCTTCTGAGGTGCTGCTGTTGCGCTCATTACCTTACCTGTGTTATTACCGGGAGAGTTCATTACTTTTTATGTTGATTACCATATAGTAATATGATTGTCAACCTTTTTCTTGCCCCTCACCCTTGCTTCCCTGGCGTTTAGCGACTGTGAGCTATCCTCCGGCCCCTGTTTTGATGATATCCCTCCGACCTCCTGGCATAACGCCACTTTTTATTGTCCCGTAACTACCTCAGACCATTGGCAATCTCATTTTGTTTGAAGATAATGCTTGACATCTTGATTATAAAGATGTAAAATATAATCAAAACAATCAAAGGCGTTTCGGCAATTAATTATTTCTACTGGGGGGCTGCGCATCCTACACGCGGGAAAGGGATAAAAATGGACATACAGATTAAAATAAAGAAAATAGGCATGGAAAAGGGAACGGTCGGTTGGCTCGCAAAAGGACTTTATGACGGGACATTGACACTCGTGGAATCCACACTGAAGAGTAACGGTCATCATGGCTTGTGGCTTCATGGGCCCGATGGGTTATCTCAATTTTTAGGTGCATTTAACGTATACGGACTTGAGGCTAATTATCTCATACACGCAGCGAAATACGAGCCTCCATGTAGCCATGAAGACAGAGAGGCTTTGTGGTCGTCTGCTGCATGGGACAGCCTTATGGCCCTGTCTCAACAGTGGTGCGATGACTGTAACAACATCCTTGCCAATGAGGGATCTATCGAGATCAATATTGTCAGATCGGAAATTAAGGAGATTGCAAATGGCTGACAAATGGAAATCAATAGGATTGTACGAGCACCCGGCAAAACACCAGGCCGGGACATACGGGACCGTGACATTATCTCCGGCGGGCGTGTACTGTCTGCGCGTAGGAGCCACAATCATGAGCTGCCCACAGGGATGGGCTGCGAGGATACACAAGGAGGGAGCCGATAAAAGGGGATCGTCCATCATCATTCGGAATGTCCCGGAAGGCGTGCGGAGAAAGCTCAAATCGAAGGCCGCCTTAGAGGGAAAATCCATGCAGAGTCTTATTCTGGAGTTGATCACGCGATATGTGCACAAATAACCCGCACACCCCCCGGTGCTACCCGGCGTCGGGTGATCAGTACGATTTGTTGGTTGCGGGATAACGTAAAACTCTTGAGACTTAGCTTGGCTAAGAGGAGGTAGGTATGAAAGCGGTGATCTATATCGACAAGAACGAATCGTTAAAAGCGGGAATAGACAGTGACGGGGGAAACCATACCGTTGTTTTCGATCCTTTCGACCTGTCGCAGGAACAGCGAGACGAGTTGGCTGTGTCCCATATTGTGTTCGCACACGGAGACCCACATAAAGGATTGTATAAAGCAAGCAAATACCCTGACGGTGGCGACATAATTGCCAAGGCGGCCCGAGCCGACCTGGAAACGTTGAAGATGCTGTTGGATGAGCGGATTAATCGGAGAAAAGCGGAGGCCGCCGAGAAAGAGAGGAGGCATCTGGGGAAATTGCAGAAATTCCTTAAAACCGACATTCCGGAATGCATCCATATCAATACTTACAGTGGTTCTATCTGGTCTTATGGGTTTACCGAGATCGAGCAGATAGCCAAAGAGCTTGGAAACGATGAGGCCATTCAAAAAATTGAGTTGGTCAAAGCGGCAGCCGAAGTGGAAAAACAACGCATTGCGGAAAAGAAAGCCGCAAAAAAAGCAACCCAAGAAAGGCTTAGGCTCGAAAATATCGAACGAGTGGCCGCCGAGAAAAAACAAAAAGAAGCGGAACGCTTAAAGCAAGTTGAGCAAATCAAGATCTGGGTTGCTGAAAAAGGAAGCGAGTCTCAAAAGGCCCGGTTGGCGGACGACCTTCTGCCTGGAAAAGAAATCGTTGACGGCATCCGCGATGAAGCGTACCAACCGCTGGATACTTACGACCGCTACGTGAGACTTAGGAAATCGGATGTTTGCTGTTGTGATACCGAAGCCTCATATGAAGAGTATTGTGACGTGACATTTGACGTTGAGGCCAAAGATTCGGCAACCGAAGATGAATTTGAGATAATGCAGGGAATTAGGGAACTTATGCCGGGTGCCACAGTCACCTTGAGAGAGCATACCGGCGAGGGTGAACAGTGTGACAATACCGTGACCCGGGGTGGCATTATGGTTGAAACCAAGGTGGGAGCGTTTAATTTCTCACGGGAGTATGCAGCAGAATAAGGAGGTTGAAAAATGAAGGCGCTCCGTGCTGGTTTGCCGCTCAAGGTGAATACAATGAAATCGTGGAAAAATACGAGGAAGACGGGGGGACCGTTTCAGCAACATACCAAATAAAGGAGGACGAGCGAAATGGAAATAATTGAACTTGACACAATAGAAGCAATCAAAAAACACGCTCCGCTGTTTGACTCCGAACCCGCATGGCTGCAAAGGCGATTCGGGAACGATTACACCAGGATTTTTCAAGGCCATGAGTGCGGCACTGTGACTGATGAAAGCGGTTCCGCATGGGATTACTGGAAAACGAGCGCCGGGTGGGTAGCACAACCGACGGGACTATCTTTGATATCGGATATTAAAGGAGGACGAGCGATGATAGACCGGATACCGAGAAAAAACGAGGAAATCCGCTTTGATTCAGGCGGTATGTCCCCCAGTGACGGACATATTTTCACCGTTATGGGGAAATTCAGAAACTACTCTGAAATTTTAAATATCAAAGAAAACGGGCGCGACGAACATACCCAGGTGATTGCAAAATTTATCGATGGGTTTAACCCGTATCTGCATTTTGTAAAGGAGGACGAGCGATAAATAGAAGGCGAGTAATTTTAAGCAAAGCGGGGCTTTCATAGCCCTGCTTTGTTATGCCTCATGTTTTTCCTCATTTTTCGCCCGGGTCGCACTTTTAACTATCTCCCTGTAACTCTGCACCGTCTTTTGACGTTACCGCGCAGTACGGGCAATCCTCCGCGCCCTGGTGGAGTTTCAGCAGCCCGTTATCATTGAAAACTTGATACAATCCTTCGCTTAACCCTTCTATCCACTTTTCCCCGTCAGCGCCTAAGAACATTCCATGCCCCGTCGAATGGTCGATGGCGTGTATAATCTCGTGAAAAAGCGTCACCCAAATTTCAGATAAGGCCCGGCTGTTCCCACAACTATCGAGTTTTGCTATTCTTATTTCCGCAAGGGGTTTATCGTACTGCCCTTGAAGATCGACTCGCTCTCGGAATTCGTGCGGGAAAATCACTTTGACATTGTGCGCTCCGATTTTCAGGTTTTCGGGAATCTCTATTTGACGTTCGCTCATACCGCCACCTCGTCAACTGCCTGTAGCCTTTTTCGTGATACCGCTGACGCCATTTTCCGCTCCTTTCTTTGGTTTTCGCAAAGTGGGATTTCCCCGCTTTGTGGATTTCACCCGGTACCGGGTATCTATTTCAAACCAGAATTTGTATTAAGTAATTCTTGAAACCATGGTCTTGCCTTGTTTGACACAGCACACCCAACATCTTTCAGTATTAATCCATTTTCACCTAAAGTATCTGCTTCTTCCTTGGCGATATCTTTCATAACCCATCTCAAGAAATCCCCCATTTGTTTAATCTCTGGTTCTTTCCCCTCAAATACTTCTGCGATTGCTTGATTCAGTCTATTCTCTGTAGCCGCATACTCCACAAATTCTTTAATGGATTTGACTTTTTCAATATCAACTGAGGCAATCTTTTTGACTTTTGTTACTGAGTGTTTTTCGCCTTTAGTCTTGAACACATGTCTGACACCTTCGTAGTGCCCAGTCCAGACAATACCCTCGCCTGTTCCGGATACATTAAATGCTTTACCAACAGGACATTCTTGCTCCACTTCATTAACCAATTTTACAAATTCATTTTGAGCTATCTCAGGATAATTAAAATCAACACTGACTTTAAAAGTTTGGAAATCATTAATATTAAACACTTGGTTATCAGGGTCTCTAAAATTGGCTGAATCAATGTAATATGACTCTCCTTCTGGAGGCACAATTTTAACCGCAAAAATCACAAACCTTTTTGGTAGTTGATGAATAGCACAACCATGGTTAATTCCTTGCCCACAGTATTCACCGAAGATGCTTATAATCCCTCCTGGTTTAGCTCTTGCTGGAATAACGTTTACGATTTGCTCAATTAACTTCCCGAAATCTCTTTCTCTGTTATGACAAAATTGCCAGAAACCACCGTTATCTGCATCTATAGATAAGATCCTATTTCTTGATTGATACCAGGTTTCACCTTCACCCGAGAAACAAATTGATCCGTTAGAACCATGAATCTTCACAGTGCCATCGAAAGTAATTATTGGTTTTGTTACATTTGAATTGTAAATTGGTTCACCATCTGAATCAACACCTTCAAACTGTGCTTGATGGTTTATATTCCTGATCACACCCCTGAATTGCGGAATCTTTGAAAAACCAACATGTCTTTGTTTCATTAAGTACCTCCTTTTTATTACATGAAAGTAAGTTTCATCCCGCCGTGGCCCCTATCCTTCTGCCCGCGTCAGTCCCGTCCCAAGCCCCGCCTGTCCGACAAATCGTACTGATTCGGTTGATGATGCCCCGGTGTTCATCGCAATGAAAATATGGACCTTTGCATTTTTTTGAACACGGGACATGCAGGCAGGTCCTTCCGTTAAACTGCCTGGCCTCCATTTGCTCACGCTCCCATACGCTTTGGTTAAAGGAGATTCCATGGTCAACTTTGGGTTGTTTCCGCTTGGGTTTTGAGGTCCGGGCCCTTTGCCTGGCTTTCTTTGCCTTTAGCGTGAATTTCTCATTTCGTTCCCGCTGCCTTCGGGGGATTTCAATGTCATTCCACCAGGCCATACAGGGCCCCCGAAGACACACCCACTTTTTGAGACTTTGTTCTGGTGGGATTAATTTTCGACAATGTATGCAATACCGTCGCGGTCTTTTTTTAGCCATGTCACCCATGCCATCTTGTCCTCCGACGCAAAGCAATCCCTACCCCTAACAACCCAATAAATAATATTTTAATCGGCACGGCCCCCATAAAGAATCCAAACTTGTTAATCAGGAAACACAATATGGGGTTCGCCTCCGATAGCCCGGCCTCAAGCAAAAGCCACGTTTGGTACACGTCAAGACCGTTGAAAACAACGACCACGGAGAACAAAACCCATATCATTTGGTTATGCCCCGTCATCTAAGGGGAACGGGCTTACGACAATTTCCGGCTCGATGTAGACCGGCCTTGGCTTTTGAGTCTTTGGGTCCACCATCATGAGCCATGTGGCAGATGAGGACGTGGGCATGAATAGGCCGTTTGGGTCTGCCTGTGGAAGCGTTCCAAAACTTCCGCCGTTATAGTTATTCTCATGGACAACCTTTTCAGGGTTGGTGAATTGCGCTGAAAACGGTATCCCATAGCCGATGCATTTCCCGATAAAAAACAGCTTCCCTTGATAGTCGCTCTTGATGTAGGCGTAGCAAATTAAGCCTTCTTTATCGCACAGCTCATAAATTAGCTTCATAAGTTTCCGCTGTTGGAAATTGATAATATTCGGCATGCCCACCTGTCTTTGAGCTTCCCCCATGGCCTTTGCTGTTTGTGAAGCCTGGATCTGGTCGGCGGTGTTTTTTACTTCTTGATCGCACCCACCCGTCACCAGGGCAATCGCTAACAGCCCGACCAATGACAGAAAAATAACCACCTGTATCCAACTGATTTTGAAAAACTTGTGCATTTTAATGCCCCCGTAGATTGGTCAGAAAATTTCGCAATGTGACCGATTGAATTTTGTTCCCGTCGAATTCCGCAAAACGCATGATAATGATTTGCCGAACCGCCTCTTTACCGTTTTCATCTGCCTTGGAATACTCTTCAAAATACTTCGCCAGGTCTTGAGTTTTCCCATGGACATATGATTGCGTCCCCTCAAAAACTTCACGCCGGATGTTTTCTTTTTTTGGCGCAAAGAACTTGAAAAACGCCAAGTCAACAATGCCGAACGCAAACATTAGGGCGAACAGAGCAATGAGGCCCCCAATCGCACCGCCTATAAGCTTTAAGGCTTTCATTTATTTCACCTCCTTTCCCCCATTTACAATCACACTTCCCCCTGGTCCCGCAAACGCAGCAGCGCAGCGTCGATTTGTATTTTTGGTAGCCCGGTGGTCCGTCTTTGCGGTAGCGACTGACAACGCGTTTGTCGAACACAGTCTGTAGCTTCATGGTGCCTCCGTGATTTCGATTTCAGTCCGTGGGTTTTCGCCATATCGTTTTTCAGCCGTCATGCTCACCACTTGCGAATCGTCTTTCCAAACCGCCCCCATGCCGGTTATGCAGTCCATGACGAATTTCACATAATTGTCCAAATCGCTCCTGCCTTTCGGGTGCCTCAGCGCACTCGGTTTGAGCTTCCCCGCGTTCCGACCGGTGCCGTAGTGACCCTTTGGCCGAGGAACCACAAACGTCATGTTCATGTGGACGGCCACCTCTGTAATCTGTCCCTGGGCCTGTGAGTTTGCCAATACTATCCAGCGGCCCGCTTCCGTTTCTTGAGAGCTGTATGTTCCCACGTGGTTGCCGCGCCGGTAGAACCTGGGGCGGGCTTGTGCGATAGGCTTTCCGGGGATAACGATTCTCATTCCGTTACTTCAAACTCGTGTTCGCACTCCGGGCAAACACAATGGATTGACTTCGGCTCTGGTTCTTTCTTCGGCCCCCGGATCTCTTCCCGTAACCGCTTCAGGTTCCACCCGCCCTCCATGGCCTTCTCAAGCCATAGGTCTTGCACCTCCGGGTCGAACTTCGCAATTTCCGAGTGGTGCGAGAAGGAAAGGTTTTCATATCGCCCGTTCTTTCTGACTTGAGCGCATACCCATTTCCAATTCATCAAAGTTTTCTGGTCCCACCCGGTGTCGGGTATGAGCTGGGTCCACTGGTCCGGGAACAAATCTTCAATGTAGTTCAGAAAATCACCTGTCCACCAGGCCACATTTCGGCCCATAACGTCCAGGTGCCTTGCTGCGTCTTCTGCCTGCTCCCATGTCGGTATGATTGCCATTTCAAGGCTTGTTTCGTTGTATTTGACTATTTCGCTCATATCCCCTTCTCCATCATCCATTCATCGTTATATTCCAACATCGCAAACATCCGCTCTTCCCGGCCTATCCGCTTCAACATTTCCTTTCCTTCTTCAGAGAAATTTCCGATATGGTCATGGCAGCTTGGGCAGATAGGGAGGCAATATGTATCCGAAGGTCGCCGGTTCCCACCACACGGCCCTATCTCACGGTCATGGTGCGCCGGTCCTGACATTTTTCCGCAGAAAATACACATATGGTTTTCTACAAGCCAATGACGGTATTTCTTATTTCGCCTTGCCTTGCGTGGTCTTGGAAACTGTTGCACGTTCATAATGACTGCACCCTAAACATTTCTTGTCCCCGGCATGTAATTTGCATGCCGCGGGGTTTCTGTTCCTAGATATCACCCTGCCGTCTGGCAGGGGGTAATGGCATAGTGGTTTTGGCTTTTCCCATTTCATAGCCCTGCATTAATCTCTCTTTTTTCGCCAAATGGGTTTTCATATTCATCGTCAAATACCCAGCGTGGACACATTTCGATCTTTACCTTAAGCGGGGTGGCATGGTTGGCGTCACACTCCCACGGATGCGTTTCAACCCACGCCTCAAGGTCTTCCCCTGCTTGCGGATAAAGCATTTTCAGGTTTTTGCAGGTTTTGCATGATTTAACGGACGGGTTCCAGAAGCATTGTCTTTCGTGTTTCCCCATCCCACTTCGAGTATGCAGGATCTTTCCACAATGATCACACAGATAACATGATATTTTTCTCATTTCGTTACCTCAAAATGGCACTTCTTCATTTGGCTCACCCGGCACCGGGTCCCCGGGGTTTGCCCCTTCCGGGCCGCGCTCTGCCTGGCGTTCGCCCTTTGAACTAAGCATTTGCATTTTGTACGCGACGACTTCCGTGGTGTATCGCTTGTTCCCTTCCTTGTCTTGCCAATCCCTGGTTTGCAGGCTCCCCTCGATATAGACCTGGCTGCCCTTGCTCAGATACTCCCCGCAAATCTCCCCGAGCCGCCGCCACGCGACAATTTTATGCCACTCCGTCTGTTCCTTCTTTTCCCCGGTGCTCTTGTCCTTCCACGTTTCGGTTGTGGCGATTGAAAAGTTTGCTACTGCTACACCGCTGGGGGTGTATTTCATTTCTGGATCTGATCCGAGATTGCCCACTAGAATTACTTTATTTACGCTTGCCATTATTCTCCCTTCATCTTTTTGTGTTCTTTTCCCAAAATCCCACTCACCTGGAAAAACCAGTTTTTTGTGAGAAACGATCTAGTCATAGAATCCGCAGCCAGCTTTTCAAGCACCGCGTCCACATCAAGGCCTTTATACGAGTCCCGCCATTGCTTCACCTGTCTGAAAGTAACCGGCTTTTCATCGCCATCCACGTAGAACGTGTAAGCGTACTCATCGCCGGGTATGCTTCGCTCCGCATATTCCGCGTATTCCTGCTTAACCAAAAGCTCATACTCTTGATTTATCTTTTTGCGCTCCGCATATTGCACATATCGCCAGTCTGTCAGTTCGTCCAGTACCGACCCCCGGCCTGTGATCCTGAAATCTTTCTCCAGACCGTTCGGGTTTCTCTCAGCGATGTAATTCTTTGCCTTGACGATCTTACAGGAAGAGTATCCCTTGATAACTTCTGATATGGAAAGGTACAGTCTCGGCTTTTCCAGGCTGATTTCACCGGACCTGCCAAAGTCGGACCCGGATTTCTTTTGAAGTGCTATCACGCATATCCCGTCATTCAGCGTTTCATGAATCTGGCGAATCCATTCCCCAACCAAATAGAACTGGTCATGTACTTCCATGAAGTCGATAATGTTCAACCCGTCAGGGTCAATGACCTGGTGAAAGTTCCCGGTTCTCTCGATGGCTTTCATTCCACCCCACTTGCTCATGGGTTCCTTGAACGCCTTTACCCTGTTGTGCAATTCTTGCCGTCCCATTTCGGATGAGAAATATTGGAGGGTGTCATATTGGCCGGTAGGCGATAATGTTTTGAGATTGTCTTTTGCGATATTCAGAAGGATGGATGTCTTACCAGCATTTGATTCCCCGGCCACTACAAGGATGTTCCCCGGCATGGTTTGGATTCCGAGGTCTTCAAGACCGAGTGGTAAAGAAATGATACTATCCATTTCTTTATTACTACCCATATCTATAAAGGATATATAAGAACAAACACTTTCTTTATAAGAGAAGACCGCTCGTTGTCCACTGACCCTCTCAATCAGCCCCTCATCGCAAAAACGCTGTAAATACGTGCTAACGTTCTTTTTTTCTTGACGATTTCGGATATCAAGGTCGTTGTAGACATCTTGTATCCGAAACTGCCTTTTATCCATTAATATCCAAGACTTGAGCACTCCTTTCAGCCCATCACCAGAGTTCCGCTGTTCTCGCGGTTTGTCCACTGGTTGTCCACTGTTGTCCACTGAAACAGGGGTTTTGTCCACTGCCTGTCCACTAATGTCCGCTGGTGTCCGCTGTTGTCCACCTTGTCCTTCCTGTCCGCTTTGTCTGTTTTGTCCACTGCTTTCTTCATGATCAAACTCATTTCGAGGATAACGAGGTTCATTCATCCCTGACTTGATACCGCTTGCTATTGTCTTTTCAATCTCTGACGCTTTCAGCCCCAATCCGGATGCCGCACCCCTTAAAGAATTCTCAACAGACGAAATATCAAGTTGACCGCCAGCGATTAATTGCCCCAAACTGTAAGCGGATCGGTTTAGCTGGTCGTTCCTTCCGCCTTCCCCGGCACATGACAGGGCTACGATTTCATTTGCCAGCGCCTTTTGA